AAGCGCGCCAATCGTTTGATTAGCAGAGCGCAATGCAGCTGCAACGGCATTGATAGCGGTTACGGTTGACGGCCCAAATACCCGAGCAAATGTTACGCCTAGGTTTTCAGATGCCACCCGTAGATCAATGAGCGCTTGGCGACCAGTCTTAAACTGCTCATTTAGCTTGCCTAATTGGGTATCATTTAGCCGATTTAGTGCATTTAACACTATATCTGTCGTGATTTTGCCTTCTGCTCCCAGCTCTTTCAGCTCGCCAATCGTTACGCCCATTTCAGCGGCAATCGCTTGCGCAACCAGTGGCGCCTGCTCCCGAATTGACCGCAGCTCTTCGCCCTGTAGCACGCCGGAAGACAGTGCCTGCTTTAATTGAATTAACGCGGCACTGGTTTCTTGCGCTGTTGCACCGCTATTCCTGGTTGCAGCAGAAAATCCAATAAATGCCTTTTCAATCTCTTCTAGTGTTACGCCAGTTGGCCTAAGTGACGCATACAGGCTTGCGAAACTATCCTGGGCCTCAATGTTGCTAATTTTTAGTGTGCTTGCAATTCGCGCAGCCGCCGCCTGTGCTTCGTTGTACTCTCCAAACTCACTTGCTAGCGCTTTTAACCTTACTTGAGCAGTTTCCGCATTCAGGCCAACCTGAAAAGCGCCCGCTGCAACCATCCCCGCTTGCGCACTGATTGCCCCAGCAATGCCACCCGCAGCGCCTGCCAGCAACGCATTGCGTGCGGATAGTCCATTGCCCGATCGGGCAGTGCTATCAAGGCTCCTAAGCCTCCCCTCCAGCCGCTGAATCTCAGCCCCGTACTTCTGAAACTCCCGGCCGCCGATCCGAGCCTGCTCCTGCAGCCCGCGCAATGCCGCAACACTGGTGCGGATGCCGGCAATCGTGCCGTCATTGGCGCGGGCGAGCTGCAGCGTTGCGGTGCGCAGTGCTGTTTTTTCCCGCTTGGTTACCTGCGCGGCCTGGCCCAGATCCTGCAGCGATCGCTTCACCCGATCGATATTCCCGCCGCCCTTCACCTCGGCCGACAGCCGGATGGCGGTATCCAGGCTCATCCGGGCCATGTGTTATCCGATCGCCAGTCCTAGGGTCAGGCTATGGATCTCGCCGCCCCCAGATACTCCCGCTCGATCAGCCGCAGATCCTCCAGCAGCCACACCCGGTCACGGCGCTTCACGCCCTCATCGCGGGCGCACTGGATGAACACCCCGTAGTCGAGGCCCACAGGGCCATTCATTCCCACCCGCCACTGGGTCTGCAGCCTCAGGAACCACGCCAGCGCTTCGCAGTTCTCCGGCAGGATCCCGAACGTCTCGGGCCGCTGCTCTGCCTCGGGCACCTCCAGGCCGAACACGGCAGCAGCAGCGGCCGCATCCTTGCCGTCGTCAGCCTCACCTTTCGCGGCGCCAGCGAGGAACAGCGCCGCGTCTACGAGTTTTTTGCGCGGAAGCCTCCTTGCTTGGCGGCGGACTTCTCGGACGGCTTGCCCTGGCTTTCGGCCCAGGCGTTGAAGATCGCGGACGCGGCGCCTTGGATCTGCATCATCCTGGCCTTGTTGGCCTCAGTGAACGGAATAGGGTCACCGTCGTCGTCCACCACGGCGAGCTTGCCTTCCTCGTCCCATCCGCAGAGCACCTCAGACGCCAGGTCTTGATAGCTGCAGGGCAGGGGCTCAACAATGGGCTCTAGATCGATGCTGCTGCGGTAGGACTTGAGCGCCTCATATCGCCTGACCGTGGCGAGAATCAGGGCATTGTGCCGTTCATTCAGCTCATCACACTCATCCTGATCAAGAACCCGGAAATGAGCCACGAAGGCGAACGTCTCTTTTGACCCACCTCTAGGCAGGTCAACACTTACCGGCCACTCGATGTGGTCCGGCTGGTACAGATGGAACATGGCGAATCAGAAGAAAACGAGGCGGGTTTCGTCGTTGCCGGCTGCGGACTTAGGCAGCGCGGTGAATGGGATCTGCAGCATGCTGATTCCGTCAGAATCAGAGAACGAGAGGTCGCCGCTGATCGCTGCCTTGGGACAGAAGAAAATGGAGCTTTCGTTGGCCGTCGTGCCCTGCTGCACAACGAACGGGCCATCGCTGGCGCCGCTGTTGTCGGCTGCAGCGGTGAAGAAGTTTTTCGTCGCCACAGGCGGGTTTTCGATCGTGATCGTCCCGTTCGGATTGGGGCGATCGGTGATGCGGGCGTGAGGCTCGCAGCCGATCAGCGAGCGGAACGAGTTGGACAGGCCCCAGTCAAACGTGAAGCCCTCAGAGCAGGGGTTGAAGCCCTGGAACCGCAGCGCCCTGGTGTGGCGCGGGGTGATGGGCACCGGCTCGGCTTGGTTGCTGTAGCTGAATGCCTCGGACGCCTTGGCGGTCGGGGTGGTGTAACGGCCGATGCCGGTGATGGTGAATGTGCCGTAGCTGTTCAGCGGCGCATTCAGCGCCGGGTTGCCGCGGAATCCATCGATCCGGTGAACGTTGGTGCCATCCTTCACCGCCACGATGGTGCAGCTGCTGCCGTTGCCAAACGTGCTGATCGGCTGCAGCAGGGACAGCGCGGGGATCTTGTAGCCCACTGCGCCGCCGGTGAACGATGCGGTGGAAGGAACCACCGTCACCTGCCTGGTGGCGCCGTCGTGCGCCACGATCACGCCCTTATGGCCGGTGTTGGCGCCGCTGGTGATCTCAATTGGCAGGCCCAGGTAAGCGTCGCTTGCGGGATTGCTGCCGCCCAGGTCCGCCAGGGTGAGGGTGTTGGCGCCACCTGCGGTGGCTGTGCCGGTCAGCTCGGTAAATGCCGACACGTTCATGCCGGCTGCCTGCAGCAATGGCGTAAACCGGGGGGCGGTGGCGGCGACGCCAGAACCGCCCCACTCGAAGGTGATCGTGATGACCGAGTGCTCGTTGGTGAGCGGCTGGCGGTCAGCGCCGAGAAACCCTTTGATCAGGTTCCGCTCGACTCGGGTGCCGGTGATCGGGTTCACCTCCAGCGACACGATCTTCACCGCGTCGGTGTTGGCGATCGGACTGGCCAGGGTGCCGTAGCTGGTCTCGGCTTTCACCAGCGCAAACGAATTACGAATCAGGAGTGCGGTCATCAGTCCTTGGCCTTCGGCGCGGGTTGGGGCTTGGCGGGCTCAGGCTTGGGCGCCTCAGCAGCGGGCACCATCTGGCCACTGGGGAGCATCACGAACTCCCCAGACAGGCCGTGGTGCTCATAGTGTTGGTCGGCCGCCATGGTTGGGGGTGAGCTTCCGTACCCTCAGGCTATGGAGCCGCGTTGATCGCGTCGTCGCGGGTGCGATAGCGGATCAGGAAACGGTGCTGCATCCAGCCGGCAGTGGCGTCGGCCTGTTCGTACTCCGGCCGCCAGCCATCGGGCTGCACGTCCTGGGCCAGGCCGCCAAGGGTCCGGTCGCTCATCATGCGGGCGTGCACGTCTACGCCGATCGGGTCGGCCAGCTGGTCGGGCACGTTGCCGCGCACGTAGATTTCGATCATCACCGGCAGCGCCTGATCGAGCCGGCCCAGGCTGGCGCCCGTGGTGCGCGGGGCGTTCACCGGGTTGTCCTCGCCAGGGCTGACGATCAGCGCCGGGGCCTCCGACCTAGAAAGCGCCTGCACCCGGCTGCGGTAGATCCTGATGCCGACCTGCACCGTGCCGGGCAGGGTCACGGTGTGGATGTGGTTCAGGATCTGCTCTCGGAGGCTGGGGGCTGGGGTGGTCATACCTCAGTGTGCAGGGCACAAAAAACCGGGCCCGTTGGCGCGGCGCCCGGTGAGGTAGTGGATTGGCGGGGGATTGCAGGGCGGAGAAGTCGAGGGACACTACGAGGTGCGGTTTGGCCTCTCGATTTCTTCAGGCTTGATTGGCGTTCTGAGCCATGCCTTGAACTCTCGATCCAGTTCGGCAAGGTCGCAGGCTGGGCCGATGCTGAACGAAAGCAGCGTTTCGGGCGGACGGTGGGCCAGAGCGTTCTGAGTGGTGGTAAGTGTGTTCATTGCTTTACGGTATCGCCGCCGCGATGGCGTTGATCAGGGTGGTCACGCGGGCGTCGAGCAGGGCGAGGTTTAGGGATTCGCCGATGGAGTAGAAGGCGAGGCGGTGGGTGCCATAAAATGATCCAGATCTTAAGAGCGCAAGGCTTTGATTGGCAGGTGGTTGACTTGCTTGGGTAATTGTTGCCGTAGATGCTGCCACCCTTTGCTGAAAGTTAGCGCTGTTGTTTCTTGAGATTCCATTAAAGCCTGTCTGCATTGCAACTCCAAGCGGGGCGGCATTTCTTGATCGAACGTTCGTGGCCCCTATGTGGCTAATGCCTGCAGCTGCACTCTCTGATAGTCCGCTTAATGCTAACGACGTGCCAAGGGTGCTGACATGCACTGAAAGATGCTGGCTGTTTTGAGGATCGCTATTGTTGTTGCGATTGGTGTCCAAATACTTTGTACTCCCATTCCCCACCAACCCCGTCTTCCTGTTGTAATCCCCCGCCACAAAGTTAAAGTTAGTCGGCGCCGCCCCCACCAATGGCACCAGCGCACCGGCCAGTGTGCGGGCGCCGGCCATGATCGGCGCGGCTTTGATGATGCTGTTGGCTTGGCTCAGCACGCCGCCGCTGGTGCCCAGGTCGCCG